TGAAGCCTTCAAGTTTGAGGACATCGGCTCCAAGGTTCAGGGTATTATCCTTGAGTTCACTGAGCCCTATGAGATGCCGAAGCCTCCCCAGTTCATTGAAGAGGGGAAGAAGACTACGACTACCACGGTCAAGGTCAACCTTCAGCAGCCCGATGGCAAGAAGGTTTCCGTCTACCTGAACAAGAGTGGACATTTCGAGGCGCTGAGCGATGCGCTTGTCGCTGCTGATTTGTCGGATCTCGTGATCGGCCATGAGTTCGTCATGGCCTGGACCGGCCTTGGCCCTCAGCCCAAGCAGGGTTCTCGTCCGCATAAGTTCCAGGCTGCCATTCGCAAGCCTGAGTGATTCATAGTGGGACAGCCCCTCGGGGCTGTCCCTTTGATCGGAGGAGGGATGAGTAACCGACGACACAAGTACGCACTGTACTATCAGATGGGCCAGCATTTCTGTGCTGGCTGTGGTCAATGGTTTGACTTTGAGGGCATGACCGTGGACCACATCACACCCAAGTCGCTGGGTGGCAAGAACAACTACTTCAATCTGCAACTGATGTGCAGTCCATGTAACCACAAGAAGGGTAATCGCTGTGAGCTTGCGACTCGTTGATGATAATGGCAATATCTTGGTGAGCTTTGATGACGAAGACATCAGTGATATTGCCCAGAACTACAACTCCAACTGGCTTCACAACCTTGTAGAGGCTGTTGCTGACTGGGCTGAGGAGAAGGGACTTTACTATCCGTAGTCTCGGTAGAGCTGTCATGGATGGCATGGAGTCCTTGAAGCCCCTCCCTGCCCCGTTCAAGGTGTTCGAGGATCGAGAGGCGCTCTTCTATCGTGGTGCCGTCAGCCTTCTGGCTGGCGGTCCCGGCTCCATGAAGACCATCAGCATGATGAACTTCGTTCGCAAGATCAAGGTTCCCACTCTGTATATCAGTAATGACTCAACTGCTTATACGATCATTACCCGTGCCTATGCCATGCTCACTCAGCAAGACATGCGTATAGCCAAGGGGCAGATTGAGAGGGACCCTGGCGCGGCAGCCAGGGTCCTGGGTAGGTGGGGTAACGTTCGCTTTGACTTCAACTCGAAGCCAAGCATTGAAGATATCGCCATGTCAGGTGAGGCTTTTCGCACTGTGTATGGCGAATATCCTTGGCTCACTGTGGTGGATGTACTCATGAACGTTGACCATGAGGGTGTCGCTGAGCAGAACTATTGGCGACTCATGCCTGAGTTGAAGGCCATTGCTGCCGACTGGAACACGGCAATGGTTGGCATCCACCACACAACTGAGTCGGTCAAGGGTGAACCCTGCCAGCCGATGAGTGCCATTCTCGGGAAGGCCAATCAGCTTCCTGAGCTGATCATCACCACACACCAAGGCCACTATGCTGTAGTGAAGAATCGCAACGGCAAGAGCGATGTGTCAGGCAAGACCACCTTCAAGCTTGAGGCGTTTCCCTCGCAGTCTCGCATGGAAGATGCGGCTCAGCAGGAGCCGCAGATTCAGAAGGTCAATCTCTTTGAGGATGAGGTGAAGACTGATGAGTAAATGGTGCTACGAAGAGGCATCCGAGACCATCATGTGTGTATGTTGGTGCGCCGAGGGTGAGCATCCTAATGGAATGCATGAATGTGAATGTGGCTACATGTGGGAGGTGAAGAGTGAAGCGCATACTGGTGAGCCTGGTTCGTGATCACGGGGATTCTCAGTTCAATACCGCCGACCTTGAGTGGTTTAGGCGTGCGATTGATTCTGCCGCTGGTCATTCTGGCGTTGACTATGTCATCACCATTGGTGATGACAACATGAGTTGCAGCGTTGATATCGTGGATGGTGACTGATGGGTCTGAGTCATCACGCTGATGAGTACAACGAGATGCAACAGAAGTTCATCGAAATGATTGATGATTACATCGGCGATCGAGATGATGCAGTCAGTCTGACGAGCGAACTTTTCTCTATCATGAATGACTATGGAGCGGTGGACTGGACGTGAAGATTGACATTGAGCCATTCACATATTATCGGGAAAATAATCGGGACACTTGGAGTGGTCCGATCGTATGCTCCTGGATTCACATCTCATTCTTCGGCAGGCCCTTGACCAAGGTTGCCATTGACGTGACTGCCGATGAAGAGGAAGTTCTTGAATACTTCATTGATCGAGTCTTTCAGGGTGCACTAGAGGCTACCGAAGAGAAGTTTCTCAATGAGTAATCCTCACGAGTGTCCCAAGGGTGATGACGGTCACATTTTCAGTCCGCACACTACTGGCTGCGGAACCATGAAGGCTGGACATTATCACTGTCTCGCCTGTGATCTCATTCGAATCTACGATGATCTGAAGAAGGAGTGGAGCAATGGCTGAGTACAAGATCAATCCTCCCATCGAGCCTACAGTAACACTCACCCTCACGAGGGGTGAGCTCATCAATCTGCGTGGAGCGATCTATGGTAACGATCTTGAAGGCGAGATTGATGGTGAAGTCTGGCGTGTTATCAATCTCGCCTTCGGGAGTATCTGATGAAGCTCACTAGGACTCCGAGTCGCAATAGGATTCATGATTACAATCTCAACCTAACCAAGGAGGAAATTCTTTGCCTTGCGCATGACGCTATCAGCGACTGGTACTACACTAACAAGCTGCTTGAGATCATTCGAAAGGAGGCGAAGCGACTTGGCGAACTCAAGGGTGAGTCGGGGAAGGAAGACTGAGCAGATCGTTGCTGATTTCCTCTCGAATCCTGGTCCGTTCCCCTCTGCGGAGCGACGTCCGGCGTCGCTCCCTGGATCTGACATTATCAACACACCTGGCTACTCGATTGAGGTGAAGGCCAGGCGGGCCTTCAATCCCAAGGCTTGGGTTAAGCAGGCCGATGATGCTGCCGAGAAGTACAGCGCCGAACATCCTGATGAAGAGTATCCGCCACTTCCCGTGGTCATCATGCGACCTGATGGAATGGGTGAGACCACTGTTATGCAGTGGCCAGTCTTCATGATGCTCAACGATTGGGTATGGATGGTCGAGCGCATCAAGCATCTAGAAACTGAGCTGTACGGAAAGAATGGTTGACCTTCCCAGGTTCCCGGTGGGTCCGATCCTTGAACATTACGGATCGGACCCCATCGAGGATGGATGGAACCATCACCCAGTCAAGTGTCCGTTCCATGGTGACAGGTCGCCGTCAGCGACTGTCACCACCAGTAATGAAGAGCAGTACTTCAAGTGTCACTCGTGCGGCATGAAAGGTAATGCCGCACAGCTGATCATGCAGAGAGAGGGAGTTGGTTACTGGGATGCTGTCCGAAGAGCAGAGGCAATCACTGGTCTTGGCGCAAGAGATGTACAGCAGCAATCTGGAACGCGCCATTCCCTATCTCAAGAGTCGAGGAATCGATCTAGCTACGGCGAGTTCAAGAGGACTTGGCTTCGTGACTGAACCCATCAAGGGTCACAAGAATGCCAAGGGACGACTCTCCATTCCCTACCAGACTCCTGCTGGCGTGATAGGCTTCACGTTCCGTTGCATTCAGGATCACAACTGCAAGGAGATCGACAAGCACTCCAAGTACTGGAAGCCTGGTGGCTCGCCGCCAGAGCTGTATGGAGTACTCGACGTCTTCAAGGATACGCTGGACATTCACATTGCCGAGGGTGAGATCGACACCATCACGCTCTCGGAGCTGTGCTCTCTCCCCGCTCTGGGCTTTCCGGGCGCCACGAACTGGCGACCGTGGTGGAAGAATGTCCTTCAGGATTTCCAACGAGTCTTCGTCTGGTCTGATCCGGACGTGGGTGGAGACTCTATGATCAATAAGCTTCAGAAGGAACTTGGAAGGTCTGCCATCCACGTTCAATTGCCTGAAGGATATGATGTGAACGCGCTCTATCTGGAGCGCGGTCCCGAGTTCGTGAGAGGGCTTTTTTAATTGACCCAGTACGGTATCTTCCTTGAATTCCAGCGTGACACCGACAGTGCCTTTGATGTAAATCTTCTCGGCCACCGCTTTGACGGTTTCGATGAAGCCATCAATCATCTCGAAACCATGAGCTTCAATCGAACCGAAGAGCTTCATGGCGAAACCTTCTGGGCAGTAGATGAAGATGAACTGCCCGACGGTTACAAGCTTCTCGTCTACTACGTGGATGAGATTGACGACTACGATTTGAAGTACTATGCCATCTGATCACAGAAAGCAGCCCCCTGCGGGGGGCTGCGCATCAACGTTCTTCTTATTACTGATCATCGCGCTAGGACTCATATGCCTAGTGCTCATCGTAGGAAATGGAAAGTGACATGGGCTGGATGTTCAAGGGTGGCGTGAAGAACAAGCCTTGCAAGGTTTCACCCAACAAGCTTCACGAGTGGACGACCATGGAGTCCATGGTTGATGGACGTCACCTGAAGATGACTGTCTGCAAGCACTGCGGACATCAGCCGTGAGTATCGAATGGGATTGGGGACCAGAGCCTGCAACCTGGTCTGATCTCTTCGATATGAATGCTCTGGTGAGTAAGGTCGAAGCTCTCGAAGCTCGCATCATCAAGCTTGAGGAGGATCGTGATCATCTCCTCGACTACATTAATCAGCAGAACTACATTCAGCCAGCCCCTCTTGGGGGCTGGCTGCCCAGGAATCGGGGTGGGAAGATTGGGTAGGTACAGTGCTGGTGGGACTGCCTTCTATCGAATTGGCGATCGTGAGGGTCCCTACACCAGCTTGGGTGCTGCTCGCAGTGCTCGCACTCAGATGTATGGCCATCTTCACCCAAGCAAGTTTCCCAAGATCCAGAAGCTTGAGGCTTTCCATGGGCGCAGTGGTCATGGAGTATGCTACGCAGTTCTTGATTGGATTGATGTAGATGAGTAGCTACACTCAGCAGGATCCTGACTGGTTGACCTATGGCGATGACATGTACTTCGCTGAATGTTCCGAGAACTGCACCGAATGTCACCCCGGATACGACGATGATGAGGAGTGGGAAGATGTGGAAGACGACTCGGAATAATTGGAAGTACGTCTACCGTAGTGCCAATGGTTCTGTAACGCAGACCTACGGTGGCTACAGTGATGAGACTGCTGCTCGCATTGGCGTAGCCCAATTCATCGGTGGTGGCACGACCATTTGGCGTGCCACTGGTAACAACTCCTGGAAGTCCGAGCATGGCGACACTGTGACGGTTGAACGATGAAGGCTTCCGAGTGGGCAAGTCGTCTACAGAATATCTTTGACGAGATGAAGACTGACGGATTCGAGTTTGCCGTATGCTGCGATCGTCATGGGTATATCGATCATGTCGATAATGTTAACTACGACGATTGCAATAATGAGGTAAACTGGTGAAGTCCATGCCGCCTAGCTACTGTCCTCACTGCGAAGAGAAGCTAGCCACCAAGACCTATCATCCCTACTGTTCGTGGTGGTGTTACACGCGAGCAAAGGATAGGAAATGATCCACTATTGGAGTTACATTCTTGCTCCACTTGGCCTTGCTGGCATGTGGATGGCAGGCAAGAAGAGGCGCAGTGGCTGGCTCCTGAGCCTCTTCACGCAAGCTCTCTGGCTTGCGTATGCCATTCAGACGAAACAGTATGGCTTCATTGTCGGAACCCTGTCGTACGCTTTCGTGTACGTGAAGAACTATATGAGTTGGGGCAAGAAGAATGACTGACTTCAAGGTCGGCGACAAGGTGAACGTTGATAGTCTCCCTCATGTATGGACCATTATTGCCATAGATGGCAAGGATGCCTGGTGCAAGAGTCCCTCCGGAAATCGTGGAACAATTAGCCTATGGCGAATGACGAAGGTTCCTGACTTCTTTAGGGTTGGCTACACCTACAAGAACGATCTCGGCTGTCGGTTTAACTGTCACTATGTTGGATATGTCGGCGACGTAGAGGATAGGAATTACTACGCTGCTGGACAGCATTCGTGTCCAGATGGGAGCGAGTGGCGGGCTGATATGATCACTGACATGGAAAGTTGGATTGAGCTCTGATGGGCGAGCGCACTTCCCGGGAGTGGGGCGACTACATCATGGCCGCCATTGATGCCGCCAAGGCTGATGGGTTCACGGTCGAGATGTTTGACAATAATTCTTGTCGCTGTTGTGGCGGTGACTTCAGTCTGGATATCTACAAGCAAATTGAGCACAATCCGTGGCATGACCTGACGGAGCTTCGCTTCTGATGACTCCCGAAGAATATGCCAATGCCATTCGAGAACTTATAGAGGCAGCTACCGCCGATCGAGTTGCCATATACGCAATCCCTGATGGGGATGGCGGGCACCGCTTGTTCGCTGGACACTTCTACAATGATGCTGACGATGAGGATATTCTCATCGCAGATGTAGGTCTCTAAACGCAAGAAAGCCCCCGACTCTCCTGGAGTCGGGGGCTGTTCTCATTGATCAGTAAGAACTGACGGTGAACCAGTTCGCACCATCAGTCAGAAGACCCTTGGCGTGAATGGCACCAGAAGCAAGAGTGGTGCTAGACGCGGTGTCAATGGTCTGAGAACCGAACGGCGTGATGGTGATGGTCTGAGCCGCAGCATCCTTGTAGCAGCGGTAAAACCGACCAGGCTGAAGCTTGGTAGCATCGGGCAAGTTCACGGTCACGGCGCCAGTAGCGCCGATGACCAGGAGGTCATAGTCGTTATTGGTCAGAGTGGTAGTGGTAGCGACCGTGCGCACGGTCTCCGAAGTGTTGTCAAGGCCGCTCATGCGGTTGTCTCCTTAGACGAAGGAAGTAGGGCAGCGCTGCTCTTGTCACCGATACGGCTGGCAATGAGCGTCTTCAACATCGTGAGGACAACGGTCCCAATGGGAATGTACTCCGATGGAAGCTTAGTGGTGTACACGGTAAGAGCGGACAGGCCAGCGGATACAGCAGTCCAGCCGATACGCTCGGCCATGTCAATGAGAAGCTTCTTGTTAAGCATACCTGTTCCTGATCTCTTCGATCTTCTGTGCCGTTGGCAGATCAAGGATTCCAGTAACCTTCAGATTGAAGAGGGCCTGGAGCCCTTGGATGTGCGAGCGAGTAGAATGATCCATTGTGCCAGTCTCCTCCAGGCGCATGATGCGCTGAACGTGCCTGACAGCCTCTTGCTCGAACTCGCCCACCGGGTAGATGATATCACGATCAAACCAAGTTGGCGAACCTTCACGCTTGAGCATCAAGCTTCCCCTCAATCCTGGTGACAATCTCGATAACCTTCTCCACTTCGGCACGTTGGGTAACAAGATCCCTGAGTACGTTGATCTCCTGCTGAAGGGTAGGGATCTTATCGCACTGCTCCTTGAGAGCAGTGATCTGTGTACTCAGAAGGGCCACGGTATCCGTTGCTATCTGACTCTGCTGTGATCTCGCCTGGTATCGGCCGCCAAAGTAGGCGCCGATACTTCCCACACTCCCAATCGTCAGGGCCGCTACATTGGTAAGATCCATCAGTCACTCTCGGCCGTTCCAAGAGCAACATTCGGAACAGTGTCAGCGACAGTCCTGAAGGTGATGGTCAGATATCCACCATAGTTCTCCTTGTTGGGGCCAGGCGGAGCCATCATGGTGAACTGGTAGTCGTCAATGACCACCTGAGTGCTGATGTTCTGAGCCAGATCCTGGAGAAGAATGGTGTCTCCACGCTGGTACATCTGACGAATGGCAGTGAGCCTATCAAGGGCGTAGGTGTCGCCCTTGATGATCTGTCCACCCTTGTCCGTCTCCTGGTTCATGCAGAGGAAGTTTCGAACAATCTTCCTCTGTCGGATATTGCCAGGCATTCCCTTGATCTGCCATGCATCCAGCTGTGCTGCGATCGTGGGGTCTGTAGCCCCACGATGCAAGGTGAACCTGAAGGCTTCCCAGTTCCTTGCTCCGGTCGGGGAAGGAGTGGAGAGGTCACCAACGCCAGGATCCAACGTTGGACCATAGGTGATGTACGGGGTCTGGCCGCCAGTATCATCCAGGAGGGTGACGTCAAGGTTACCCTGTAGTGGAGTCGGCGTCCGAACCGATAGGAACTTGAAGAGCTTCGGTTCCATGGTATTGAACCGGCAGCGACCAGTCTCGAAGTAGCCAGAGCTGATGTAGTTGTTCTGGTGCTCTAGCTGGACCTTGGCGTTTGCATCGTAGCCAGTAGTGCACATGGGGCGACCGCTGGCTGTTACGCTCACATCAACGATGGGTGTGTTAGTTCCAGGAACATAGTCCCACGTTGCATACGGATTGAACTGCGCCCCAGTGTTGACATCCTGGACAGTGGTGGATAGATCGATGGCCATGAGGCCATATGATCCATCATGCTGGGCCTGTCCCTGCGTGGTGATATATGCCCTGGTGCCATAGAGGGCGATACGTCCGAAGCCTGACAGCCCTTCCGGCCCCGACCCTGTCCCTTGCCTTGGAACCTGAATGATCTTCGGCCCATAGGCGAAGATCGCACCAGAGAAGCCGGGAGTGAAGGTGCCCACACGAACACCACTCGTAGTGGAGAGCACCATGTAGCTGTTGATGTAGGCCTGGGCATCATTGAGAAGCTCACCGAGGGGGAGAACCGCAGTCAACTGAAGGCCATTGACGGCACCCGTAGTACTGTCAACCGTGGTCTTGTAGATGAATCCCTGATTGACCCCGTTGGCTGCCACGTAGGTTGCATCCGGTCCATCAGTGATAGAGACAATCGTCTGCCCTTGAGGGACAGACGCGCTCACCGTGGGCAGAGCGTTGGAGCCAGTGGCAATGTAGGGATTCAGAACGTACAGCTGATTGTCTACGCCAAGGAAGATTGAGCCACGAGAAGCGCCAAGCGTGTATGCCTTGTAGCCACCTGGAGTTGGACTGGTCGGCGTACCAATGGTGACATTGTAAATGAACTCCGATGTAGGAGTTCCAGTCAGCGGCTGATGCAGACGATAGACTCCACAGTGCGCAGAGCTGGTGGGGTCAACCAGCATGACATAGGCGTAGCCACTCTGCTGTCCAGTGGAGACCAGTACTGGCATTCCACCCTGAAGGAAGCTTGTGGCTGACGCTCCAGTGGAGATGATCCACGTGCCAGCACCGATGGTGCTTCCAGGAATATCGGATACACCAACAGACTGAATAGTCCAGTTGTTACCCTGGGCCACGTAGGCCCAGTCACCGAAGTACACACCGCTGAATGTCTTGATGAATGCTGGCCCAGTATTGGAAGTGAAACCTGAAAGCGTAGTGCAGTTGTTGAACTCCTTTTGGAGGAGCATGTAATCAACATTGGTGAACGGGTCGCAGCCAATACTCTTGGCGAAGCGAAGATTCCTGTGCTGACCCTGAGTGTCTGGGTCCTGATAGATGACGCCAGCGCCACCAATGAATGAGGTCTGAGAACGAAGCCACCACTGGAGAAGAGAATACTCTCCAGGATCCTCATAGTTCTCAAACTGCTGCTTGCGCTGCTCGATTCCGCCTTCAGTATCAGGCCTCTGATCCGACGTGGAAGACAGGAATGGAATGCCACCGACAGCGTAGTCGAACTGGTTGGCGTTCTGCATATACAGACCGCTGCTGGCCATCGACCTACCGGATACCTTGAAAGGTATCCGATTGATCATAGAGTGAATGCTTGTCATCTTTACCCAATCATTGGAATGGCCGACAAGCTTCGATAGTCGATGCCAGCTGTACCGCCCGTAGTCCTATGCTGCCACTTGATCGTCAACGTCTCGCCAGGAGTAGCGGTCTGTACGAAACTCTCATGGACAGGGAGGTCGGTGCCAGCCATATTGGACGTGATGCGGACCTCCAAACCCTTCGCGTCCACGGAGGCGCGAAGGGTTCCAGAAACACTGCCTACGACATTGACAACAGACCAGACACTGGTTCCACCAGTACCGTTGAAGGCTGCGGCTCGACCGGAGACATACACCTTGCCAGACGGGGGAACGACGATGGTCACAGATACGGTGGTACCGACATCCACATAGGTAGTGGATGAAGTATTGGCGGTTCCCGGGGTTGAGCTTTCGGTGTATACGGCGCTACTGCCGGAATTGAGACGACCAGTGACGCTCAGATTTCCAGTGTAGATTCCATTGGTGAAGTTGGTACTTCCACTGCTAGTTACATTCCCGCTACTGTCAATGGCGAGCTGGTTGGTGCTACCAGCCTCAAGGCCGACAGGGAAAGTAGGAATGGTAGTTGGGAACGTTGCACCGTTCCCGAACGTCTGAAGACTGGTCCAGGTCGGGGAACCAGAGATGGTTCCAGTGATCGATCCACCAGACAGAGTCTTGTTGGTGAGAACCTGAGTGTCGGTCGTCCCTACGACCGAGCCGGTGATCCCATGCACACTAGATGAGTTGCCAATGTGAGCGCCAGCCTCATTGAAGTCAATCGCTGCTGAGACATGTCGAACGCCAGCGCCAACATTGTGACCCGAAGCACTCGTGCCATCGAAGCCGCGAGTGATGGTCAGCGTAGTGCCAGCAACATTCGTCACCAGAGCAAGCTCTTCGCCTGAAGTGTTGTAATCCAGAGCGATGGTGAATGGAGTGTTGGATGGAAATCCGATGACCTGTTGAAGCTGAATGCTGGTCGTAGTTGGAGAGATGGTGTTGACCAGGATGGTCGGCTGTGCCGTACTGGCATAGTAACGATTCTGTGCCATAACTCCTCTTACGCCAGGAAGGTCTGATAGGACGGAAACAGCTGGTGCAGGCGGTCAATCTCTTCCTGCATACGCTGCTGATATAGTCCCCAGTAATACTTTGCTGCATTGGTCGCGGCACCAGTGGGAACAAGCGGTGCACGCTCTGTAGACTCAACACTCTTCTGCTGAAGTCGAGCGGCCTCGACTCCCGAAAGGAGTCGAGCCACAGCACCATACATCATCATGTCAGTGGTGCGCTCAGGATAGCCAACCACGGACACGTAGTCATCGGTGTCGCTGACTAGAGTCCCAGGCGGAGCTGTGTAGATGACATGGATGGTACGGCCGGGAACAACGAAGTCCATGATTTCAAGAGACTTGCCAGTAGTCAGGCCACCCACAGTGTCTATCTGACACTGTGGATTGAAGCGCCATGCCTGCGATGGGGCCTTGACCCTTGATGGGCCGATGGTATCAAAGGTTACTCGGAGAATATCCTCGGCAGCGGTGGGCATAGGATACTCATACCGTGCAGCCACCTTCGGGAAGTCGTAGGTGACCATCTGATAAAGATCTGGATATGTTGCCTGGATCGTCTGGTTCAGTGCCTCGGTGATGCGCTGCATGGGAAAGTCAGGGTCCATGGTGACGATGGCATTCGTGGCATGAGAGGCGGCAGTGGTGTTCTCCACTCCCCTCCCGTTCGTGCTTGCAGCTACGTTGACGATCCCAGTGGTTGAGCTATAAGTGTTGACCAGGATGAGTTCATCATCAATCTCTACTAGGCCACGGTTTACCGCCGTGGCCGTAGACAGATCAACATTGAAGACTGTATCAGTGGCAAGCATGGGACTACTGAGCCACGTGATTTGCTCCTGATTGCGGGTGTAACCCTGAAGGAGCTGCTTGATACGTCCCTTGAGATCCCCCAGGGTTGGCATGCTACTCCTTAGATCAGGAAGCCATTGATGGTGATAGAGCTGGAGCCAGTAGCTCCAGCAGTGAAGTTCAGAGTGCAGCCGTTGTCGCCACCATAGACAAAGATCTCCGTTGTATTGGAATCCGATACAGTGGTGAGCGCAAGGCCGGTGAGAGTAATCCTCGCAAGGACCGACCCATCAGCAGGAGCAGCACCAGAAGTGCCGCCTGGAATATGGTAAGTCAACTCTGGAGCAGCGGTTCCAGCGAGAGCGATACTTGCAGAGAGCTGAACATCCGCCGAAAGCCAGCGACCACCGGGAACAGTAATGATTCCACTTGTAGTTGACGTAGCCGAAGCATTGATGATGTCTGACGGTGACGGGTTTACCTGAATCATGACTCTCCCTACATGGCCTTCTCTGCCCACACGTACTGCATATCCCAGCGGAGATCAACGTCTCCGCTGGGAGTGGCGAAGACAATACCTTCGCCAGGCTGGAAAACAAATGAAGCACCAGGAGTTGGTGCCACAGTCTGACCGACGCTAGTGGTGGCAACCGTGGGGACGATCCCAATCATGGGATTGGTGCTATTGAGAAGCGTCACGGTAGGGTTTGCGGTCCTGACAGTAGAGACCGGATCGGGGAAGGAAGTGAGGAACCGATTAGTGTTCGCCGCTGACAGTAGAGTTCCAGCGCTAGAGGCGGTGATCCTGAATGCGCTCATTGATGCTGGCGTGGTGACAGCGCCAACCGAATAGCTGCCACAGATGAACCCAAGGGCAATGGCGAGCTTGCCGCTACCGGATGGATTGAACACGGCGAGATAGTTGTTGGCAGCGACGACGCCAGGAGAATCCACTAGAGCATGAAAGTATACCCCAGTCCACGTGGGATCAAGGGCGGCAAAGGTTGGCAGACCAATGTCTGACTTTACATTGACCGAGTCAAGCATGTGCTTACTCCTATCTTACCGAGCGCTAAGGGCAAGCTGAAAAGTCAGAGTCGTAGGAGCCCCAGTAACCACCCAGGCCAGGCGATACTGACCCTGGCCAGCCATAATCATCTGACCGCTGTTCATTCCAGTGCCAGCGGAGAATGAAGCGGTACCTACGGCGTTGATGCTTGGACTCTGAGCAATGGTCTGATAGATGCCATTGCCATCTTGCTGTTGAAGTTGGACGGTAAGAGTGGGACTGGTGCCACCGCTGAAGACGGTGACATTGACGCCAACAAAAGCCTGCTGGACATTGGCAGTCCAAGAGCCACCAGCGGTGCTGCCGCTAGTAGTACGGCTTACCGGAGATTCCGTGTACTGATTCTGTGCCACCTGAGCAACGGCGTTGGCGGTAATGCGGCCACCGCTGTCAACAGTGACAATGTTCGTTCCGGTGCTATCGGTAATCTTGACGAACGATGCCGTAGTACTGGTGTTGGTGCTGGTGACAGCGATGGGAATGTTCGGCTGATTGTCTACATAGACGTGCATTTCACCCATAAGGATTCTCCGCTCGATAAGCTACGCCTGAAGCATCACTCTTACGAACAGCCTCATCAATCTTCTTCATGGTAGTTCCATCCGGCTGAATCCCCTGAGAGACTGCGCGCTCATAGGCGCGCAGCTCTCCATCCCATAGTTTCTGTGCAGAGGAAAGGATGGTCGGGGGATGAGAGACGGACTTTGACTTGAGGCACTCGCCATAAGTCTTGTGATCCCGAGTGAGGCAGCCCGAAGAGCAAGGGCCCTTACTCTTCACTAGTCGCTCATCTCGGATGTACTGGCATAGTTGTGGGTCTTGTAGATGCCCTGCGCGTAGCCATCGTGGTTAGAGGGAAGCTCTTCGCCGGTAATAGTATTGGCAAATGAGAGGACATACGAGTCAAGAATTCCCTTCTCATTGTTCTCAATGTTGGTCTCCTTGCCACCGGGACCAACGATCGCACAACAGTAGCTATTACAGGTGGAACTGTGACCCAGGTCGGACCAGCGCTTGGGCGCTGCCTCCCTTGACGGATCAACGTTGCCGTAGTTGTCAGCCATCACTTCCCCTTGCTCGCAGCCTTCTTGCCAGCGGCAGCCATCTTGGCCATCTTGGCGCTGCCGTACTTCTTTCGCCCGGCCGCAGCGGCGATAGCTGCACCCTCCTTGCCGCCACCAGCAGCCTTCGCTACGGCAGCAAAGCGACCGCCTTCACCAAGCGGAGCCTTGGGATTCGGCTTAGCCATCTTCTTGATCCTTCTCTTAAGCGGGAGTGAAGTTGGCATTGGTGATTCCAATGCCCGAGTTGATGAGGTCCGCCTTGGTCGCGTCATTCACAATCCAGTCGTAGCCACCACGGAAGACGTTCAACCCAGTGGGCAGGATCTCGGGGTCAGACGGAAGAGCTGGGAGATTGCTAGCTCCCAGCTCATTGGTGTATGCGTCATAGCGGACAAGAACATAGTTGGGGCCTGGCGCTGTCTGGTGGACAGTTACACCACGGGTAAGGCTGAAGCGCTCCATTAGGGGATTCCAGGCTACCGGAGTTTCCTTGGGGATATCCGGTGTCTGGAAGTGCCAGTTGGCCATAATGGCTCCAAGGTAAAAGGGGTGGGCCCGAAAGCCCACCCCTTACTCATTACGCGTTCGGGCGAGGAGTCGCAATAGTCTGGCTCATGATCAGAGCCTCCGGACGGTACAGGGACCAACCGGCGACACCGTACCAACCAAGAGGCTGGAAGCGGGTGAGCTTATCGACAACCGGACCACGAACAGTGTGGAAGTCCTCAGCGCAAGCCTCGGCAAGAGACTGCTGACCAACAGTGTACGTGTTGAACACGCGAGTCTGGGTCGAACCAGAGCCAGCACCAACCTGAGCGTTGATGGCGCGAGGAGTCTCGATGAAGACGGAACCCTCGTACTCGCCGATCTCGCCAGCCCAGATGTTCTCGGCGGCGCTGTAGTTGTGCGGGTCACGCCAGGCAGCAGCACCAGTCTCGGACCGCAGATCATAGGAGACCTGTGGGTGAATGTAGGTGGTGTAGAAGCTGCCCTTGTTCGGGTGAACCTTGTTGGTGCGCAGCTGCACAACAGCAGTACGCGCCATGCTGGAACTGAAGGTGTTGTTCGCGTTGGTGCCAGCAGAGGTGATGGAAGTCAGCGCGGTAGGCTGGGTAGGGTTGCTACCGAAACCATAGGTGACGTTACCGGTGGTCGGATCACGACGCAGGGTCTGAGTAGTACCAGCGAGAACGTTCTGCACAATCAGGTCGACAGAGTCAACCAGGTTCCACGCCACCTGATTGACGAGACCAGCGGTCACGTCGGTGAACGAGAACAGGTCGAGCTTGTTGCTGACGAGAATGGCGTTACCGTACTCGTTGAGAGTAACGCTGACAGTGCTGGGGTTACCCGCTGCAACGGCGTCAGGGTCAACCAGCTCATTCAGTGGGGTGATCTGCTGAGCGAGGTCCTGGTAGATCTCGAACACAACAGACGAACCAGGCATAGCCTGCTGCACGGGTCGCTTGTCGGCGACCATGCGGAACATTGGCTGAGCACGAAGGGCGAACTCAAGAGCGCGGTCATACGCGGTCTGGACAAGGTTCGCCATAGAGGCAGTGCCAGTAAAGGCGTTAGCCATTTCACATCCTTAAGGGAGGATGCAGCCCTTCAGTTGCTATCGAGCGAAACGCTGAAAGGCCGCAATCATATCTGCGGGAGTCTTGGCGTCCGACAGTGCGGCGCCAAGGGAATCAGTGTTCGACACAACCGGAGTTCCATTCGAACCAGCCTGCATCAGATTCTGATACTGGTTCATGTCGGTAGAATTGAGTACAGGTTCAACGGGCTGAGTCTGAGTCTCCGGAGCAGTGCCAGTAAAGGCACTGCGCATGTCGGTGACCCATGCGGCAACCTTCTCGGGATCAGGGTCTCCGCCGTAATACTGAGCGGCCTGACGGCTGACTCCCTGAGATTCGATCATATCGGCTACAGTGTTGCGAGTGTTCTGCGCTTCGAGCTTTGCGAGACGGTCCATGAGTTCTCGGTTCTGCTTGGCCGTATCCTCGGCGAACTTGCGCAACGCACCGCCGCCACCACTATTGGCGATCTGATCGAGGTCTTCGCCCCATGCGTCATTCATTGCATTACTCCCTTAATGGATGCGAAACGCGAACCATGCATCGGGGTATACACGGTTGATCGTCTCTACCGGACTTCAGTTACAGACACTCGGGGCCGGTTGATCCTCGTGTCGGTCTGATGGGAAGGACTCGAACCTTCAACCACTCGCTCCCAAGGCGAGTGCCCTACCATTGGGCCACCACCAGATAGAAGGAGACGGGAGAGAGTTGTCCCCTTCACTTTGTTTATAACGTAAATAGTTTACTGTGTCAACCATTAAGCTTCTGTGCTAGTCCTTGCCAGACCCTGTGCGGTTCCAGCGCCACCAGCCTTGCCTTCCTGCTGAGCCCTATTCCATGAGGCAAGTCGCTCAAGCTTTGCTTCAGGAGTTTCGGAAGTAGTGCCACCAGGAGCAGTAGTCTGCACAGCACCAGGCTGTGCAGCATTGTCACCCAGAAGCGCTGATTCAAAATCTCCCTGAGTCACATTCTCACCAAAAAGATTAGCTACACGAGAATACTCGGGAAGCTGCTGGGCGATCTGACCATAAGCCTTGGCCGCCTGAGCATCGGTCACACCAGCCTTGGCGTAATTCTCAGCATTGGTAGAGATCTGCAATCCACGCTGCAATGCTTCAGCGCCAATCTGAGCAGCTACAGCCTGCTTCTGAAGTTCAGGAACAGCTCGACTCTCATCGAGAAAGTATGCACTAATGCCAGACTGATCAATGCCATACATCTGCTGCAACGCCTGCTTTAAGGCAGGCGATGCCATAGTGGTTGCCTGATTCGCCAGATCAACGCGAGACTTCAACTCAGATGGACTGACATCGTTGGCCATGAACTGATTGAAGTCAGAGGGCTGATCGTAGAAACCAGGAGGCAATCCAGCCTCCTGCATAATCTGGCGGTACTGGGATTCAGTGGAGAGGTACTGGGCCGGGGAGAGAACAGGAAGACCAGCAGACTTGCGAAGCTCATTGCCAGCGAAGCGCTGCTTGTACTCGGGAGTATCCTGGAGAAGGATGCTCACCGTGTCAGAGGAGAAGCCCTGCTGAATGTAGGAGTAGATCTTCGGAGCCAGGGAATCCAGACCGTATGAGCTGAACAGGTTGTTGACAGCTTCATAGGCATTCCTCTGATCGCCAGAGAGGTTATCGAGTAGTGCCATTGATTTACCTTACGAGTAGATTCCGAAGTCCTGAAGAACCTTGTGAGCTGTACCCATGGCAGCATCTTGTGCATTCTTGGTACTGGCCCAGCGAGGATCCTGGCGAAGCTGATTCTGAAACTGCCACAAGGGAAGAGAGGATCCGTTCCCAGACGGATCCTTGTAACTCATGGCATTCTTGATCGTAGGATCGAAGAGATTGATCTGACCACTGGGAATCTCCAGGATCTGATTCATGCTCTGCATGTACGGTTGAGCAAGAGACTCAACCGTCATGCCACCCTTGATCTGTTCTGCGTACTGAGGAAATGCTGCCATAGCTTGTTGCATGATCTGGTTCTTTGCGTCATCCTCACTGCCCTTGCCGCTGACAATGTTGATGACGTTCTGACGGACCCAGTCATCAGAGTTCTTCACGCCCATCTGGTACATGTACTGGTTGAGCGTGTCGAGCTCCTTGCCTGCTTCTCCCCCGATCATCCCCGCGCTATTGAAGTTCAGGTGCAGACCGATCTCGGCCCTGGCCTGCTCATCGTTCCAGCCATTCTGAAGATACTTGGTGGCAATGGTGATCATTGATCCATCATTAGGATCGACGCCCATTTGGGCGGCAAGATCCTGGACATGAGTGAGATCACTATTCAGCTGCTGATTATAGGTAGCAGGATCAGTAGCCTGAAGAGTCAGGGCTTTACGTTGTGCATCAGAGAAGCTCTGATACCACTTGGTGGACTTGAGCGCACCAGTGAATCGATCAGCACTCCATCCGCCAGCAACAGCCTGATTGAACAGAGCGTTCAATTCAGGGTATGCCTTCAAGAATGCAACGGTGAATCCGTACTGCTGCGCCAGAGTCGCAGCATCAATGGACGGGGAGGCAGTAGGGATGCCACCTCCGCCACTGGGCCTACTGCCACCACCAGATGGCGAGGACTTTGGCGAGGAAGATTTTGGCTTGGCTGGCGTGATGGGTACGTCAGGATTGGGCGGAAGCAAGCTTCCCTGATTGTAGTATCCGTACGCTACATCTGACCAGTCTGGATTCCTAGGCACTCATCACCCCCATGTTCGTAAGGACCTGCTTCGATAGAGCCATCGCTTGATCCTGCGCCTGCTGAGTGGAGTTCCAGCGAGGATCGCCGCGAAGAGTGTTCTGAAAGTCAGTGATGGATTGACCAACGGGCTGACCCTTCTGGTCCAGCCCGTTCAGTGCGCGAAGGATTGTGGGATCAGTCAGGTTGATATTGCCAGGATTCATCTCGAACGTCTGAGCCATAGTCTGAATGTACGGATTGGCGATCTGGTCCATAGTCTGACCGCCATCAATCTGACTGGCATAAGTGGGAAAGAGAGACTTCGCCTGTTCGTTGATGAAGTTCTTGTAATCCTCTTCGGTGCTCAGACCACGTGCGATCATTGAAGCATTCTGCTTGATAGACTGATCGCTGATGCTTACACCCATACTCCTTGCGTATGACTGCATATTGTGAGCGAAGAGTCCAGCAGTACCAGTGAGTGTTCCATTGACAAAGTCAACGTACTGGCCAAGGGTATTCTTCAGCTGCTCATCGTTCATGCCCATCATGATGGACTGCTGAGCAATGTTGTTCAGCTGTTGATCGGTGACGGGTGCACCCATCTGTGCAGCCATATCCTGAATGTGCAACTTGGCAGCGGACACGTTGGCATTGAATGTTGCTGGGTCAGTCTTCTGGAGAACCTGAGCCTGACGGGTAGCATCAGCAGTAGTCTGCCACCAGTTGGTTGACTTCAATGCCGCGCTGAACTTGTCACTCGTCCAACTTCCCTGGACTGCCTGATCGAAGATAGAAGACAGATCCGGATTGGACTTGAGGAAGGCATAGTTCCAACCGAACTGAGAAGCCATCTCTTCAGGAGAAAGCTTCTGCATAGTGGTTGGATCAGTGACAGCATTCGGTGCGACCTGTTGGCCATTCCAGGTGACGCCGTCTATACGGCGTGCACCAGCAAAGTTCTGAGTGTAGTACGGTGTGGTGATGTTGGTCATGCGAACATTGGCCCCCGTGTGGGGCGCCTCAATCATCATTCCATTGCCAGCATACACACCAACATGACCAGGGCCTTCGCTGCTCTGATCAAAGAAGACCAGATCTCCAGGCTTCAGATCATCAAGAGCTACAGCACTTCCGACGCCAACCTGTTCATAAGTGGTTCGTGGAACAGAGATGCCAAAGTGTGCCAGGCCTTGCTGAACAAGGCCTGAGCAGTCAACGCCAGTCGAGAGATTGTTACCACCCCACTGGTAGGGAGTGCCGAGGAACTGCTGAAGATACTGAACCAGCTGAGAACCGTCAACACTCACTTGACACCCACCAGGCCGAGCAGGACATTCATGTAGTTATTGGCGGCATTGGCGCCATAGTCAGGAGACTGCTGGGCAACCTGGCGTGCCAGGTCCTGTGCGGCAGTGGAATTGAATCCACCCTGAGTGGTGCGTGTCTGATCGGTGGCGTTGCCAGTGCTGTCGTATGTACTGGTAGTGGTGGCGGATGTAGGGTTAGCCTGTTCAGCCTGGGTCAGCATGGCGGCGAACTGTGCCTTCTCGGCATCAGTGGGATTACGACCAAGCAGGGACTGAGCTGCTGTCTGGAAGATGGCATCAGAGTCAGCACGACTAGTGAGTGTAGTGTCACTGCTGGTTGTAGTCTGCTTGGTCTGGCCGGCAGCGCCACCCTTAGTGGCGATATCCTTCGAGAGGATATCTATGGGAGTAAGGTGCTGTCCAGCAGTCAGGTAGTCAGCCGACTGCTGGACATAGCTTGCCCACACCTTCAGGAGATCAGCATCAGAAGCGGTCAGGGCTGACTTGTCGATCAGTGCGACCTTAGAGCGGAACTGATCCTTCTGATCCTGATTCCAGTTGTAGTACTCATTCGTCATATCCTGAACAGTCTTGAAGCCATACTGCTGCTGTGGGATCTGGCGGTATGTACCATGCTCATAGTCGGACTGTGGGCGGGAGAGCGGGCCATAGTCCCCGCTCTCCACTGCCATAGCCGTTGGATCCCACGTTCCAGGCTGCTTGCCAGTGCCAGAAGAACCAGTACCCTGGGCTGCCGCAATGGCAGCCAGGGCATTGTTGAACGCCTGATCACTGCTACTTGCACCACCGCTAGGGCCAGCGGAAGGAGTGACTCCAGGCTGCGGCGTTGGGGTTGCCATTATCCCTCCGACTGAACTAGTGATGGATCATAGTGGTTGAACATGTCGTTCGTGAGATACCTGTCATGCAATGACTGGAACATTGTGTTGGACTGAACCAAACCCTGAACAGCGTAGGCGAAGTTCTGCTTCAGGTCGGCATTGCTCTTCGAGTTGACATCACTACTACCGCCCGCCTTCTTGCGGGCTGCCAGAAGATTAGTCAGAGTATCACGATAGACCATGTACTGATTGAGTCCTCGAATGTCCGCACGAGTGGGATCATTCAGAAGCTCCTGAGTAGTAGCGATGGACTGTAGTGCTGCCGCCTGTCGATCCTGCTTGGTGCGATCGACGGTGTTGAACTGCTGCGACCAGTCGGCATTGTAGAATGGATTCTTCGCTCCACCAGGAAGAGTGGGCTCAGACAGGACAGAGATCAGAGCCTTGCGCTGATTATTGTACACCTCAGCACCCTTGTCCTGGAACGAGGTGAATCCAGCCTGATACAGGCCAGAAGTAATCACATTCATGTACTTCTGGTACTGAGCCCAACCAAGGTTCGCATTCGCATTCGAGATGGATTCTTGAGCAGTAAGCTTGGTTCGATCACCAGCAGCCAGCTGCTGCTGGTATGCGGTGCTACTAAAGTCACCCTTGCCATAAGGGCCAAGGATCAGACCAGCGAACTCTGGATACTGGTCGGTGATAGCCGAGAACCTCTGGTCTGCCATGACCGCCTCTGCGGTCGCTGGCAGATTCTTGTTGCTCTTACTGAGTGCACCAGTGAAATCAAATGCGGCGGATCCGTACTTCTGCAAGAAGATCTGATCGGCAGTCTTGGGGTTGGCCTGCTGTAGCTGCTGATACTGATCCCTGAAGTACTGGTAGGGATCCTTGAAGCTCATGCTGAACGGGGAAGGAAGAGCCGCCTTGAAGAAGGACGTGAGAAAGCCGTGGTTGGCTGCTCGGTCCTTCACCTCCTGCCACGTTGGCGCGGTAGGACGTAGCCCAGTCTTGTACCTGTAGTCCTCTGCCTGCATGATCTGTAGCATGGTCTGCTGCTGCTGGTCAGGAGACGGACCACTGATGGCGGTGTTCAGGAAGTTCCCGATACCACCAACACCAGCCTGAGACAGTGCACTTGGCGTTACCTGATTGAGAATGCCAAGCTTCTGTAGTGTGTCACCAATCTTCGGATTGGAGTTCATGGCAACATAGTCGGCGGGAATTTGGACGAAAGGTCCAGTTCCCGGATTGAACCAGGGGTCATTCTGGAGAACAATGTTCAGGGTATTGATGGGCATATCCACGATGGGAAAGCCCTCTTGCCCAAGCCCCTTGGCAGCCCAGCTGGGCAGCTGGAACTGAAGGTGCATATCACCCTTGGATACCAAGTACTTGTTGCCGGAAGCTGGATCGACGGCATATCCATTGGCATCAACAGGGTTGCCATTCTTGTCCACAGCATGGCCAGTGCGAATAGGTGCGGTGAACAGAGTTGCCGCATGCGCCACAATGTCAGGCTTATCAGCAACAATCCTTGACCAGCGAGTGAAGCCCTCCTGCATCGGCCCCCAGAAAGGGGCCATGAAGCGCATGGTATGAGCAACCTTGGACTCGAAGTCAATGTTGTACGTGAAGCGCTTGACATCCTTGAGAGCAAGCTTTCGGGCTTGCTCCACAATGTTTGCCTGATTGTCGGGAGTAAGCTTGGTGACTCCCTGATCCTTTGCGGCTAGCCACAGGTCATTGACATGCTGGCGGTACAGACTGAAGAAGAGTGGATTGCGAGAGAGATACTCGGTCGGAATCCTGGACAAGTTGTCATACCACTTGTTCATGACGGAGTCCATCTGCTTGACAATGTCAGACTTGCCGAGGTTGTACCCAACGCCCTCCGCCTGAACTGGAGGACGATTGACTAGAGGAACTTCCTTCATTAGGTCAGCGATCTGCTTCTGATCCTGTCCTTCCATGACAGCCTGGCGAAGGGCCATGCCAGCAGGAGTGTCAGTAGGCAGCATCTGGTTGACGGTGGCGTGGACTCGATCGGCCAGATCATCCTTGCCCATCATCTTCAGGCCAAGAGAATTGAAGTACTGATTCCCTTGAGGCGTGTTGTACCACGCCTCAAGCTGCTTCGGACTCGCACCCTTGACTACCTGCATAGCGGCAGGATCATTGGCGATCTGCCTGGTGACAACTCGACTCCATGCATTCAGATGCTGAGTGGCATTTTCGGTCGAGGGTTCAACAACGCTCCAGTCGCCATTGCGGAAACCATTCCACTGATCAGCAGCAGTGCCACCAAGAGTATTGTCGATGGTGCTTCGGTCGGAGTTCATGTCTCGGAAGATCTGACCCCGCGTTCCTTCAAAAGGACGCGGGAATGCGTAGCCGTCAGGAGTAATGACGTAGCGATCTCCAAGCTTATCCCTCACGGCGCCAAGCTTGTTGCGCTGAACGCGAAGCTGGTTCAGCTGCTCCTGGGCATCACTCAGCTGTGCTTGAGTCTGCTTGAGCTGATTGGTTCGAGTGTTGAACTGTGCTCGCCCCTTCGCTCCCCGACCAGTGTAGTTCTGACCAGATGGCAGATAAGAGTTGATCCTGTCGATCTTGTCGTTGAAGTTCTGGACATCAAGCTGCTTGGCTGCGATGCCGGATTCAAGGCTGGCGATCTGACGCTCATACCCAGTCGTATCGGTGAAAGTAAGAGCGAAGTTCCGGAAGAAGCTGTTGCGCCCGCCCTGAAGCATGCGATCAACGAAGAAGTTGTAGGCACCCATTCGGGCGACCTGACCCATGAAGTCATCAGTGATAGCGCGTGGGCCATAACCCACGCGGAACAGTGCACCAAACTTCCAGATCTTGTTGGCCAGAGTTCCAAGCTCACCAGTAAACTGCTGAGCCTTATAGGCCTTTACTCGCAGAGAAGTATCGGCAGTCTCTTGCGCTGCATTGGATACTAGGTTCTGCTGAATGTTCTGACTGATCGTTCCGTCGGATGAAGCAGCCTTTGCCTGAATCTCCTGATCCTGAAGGATCTTTTTGAACGCTGGAGCGCTATTCTTCAGAACCTTGTCAAGCTGCTCATAGTCCGTGAGGATGTGAGTATTCTCAAGCTGAGAAGCAAGGATCGGATGGACGGCAATGACATTGCCGCCATCATCAACGTGATCCGCCCGAACACTCGTGCCATCCGGCAGATTGATCCGAGCGGTCGAGTAGACATTCCCACTCGTGGCATTGAGTCGCTTGCCGGTGATCGTATTGAACAATGCATTAGCCTGATCATCATCAAGGCCATACTTGTCAGCGATACGACCGACCGTAAGTCGATCGATACCAGTCAGCAATGCACCCCGATCATCGGGAGTGGCAGCAATATACTTGGAGACAAGCTGCTGTCGCTCTTGAATAGTGAACGCCTTTGACTGATCCAGCGAAGCATTCAGTGCAATGTGAGAGTTGGACTCGAACAGGTTGATGTGACCAGGAGCACGGACACCATCCCACGTCACACCAGTGAGAACACGAAGTGGTCGGACATACAGATTGTTGTACACAAGAGCCATGGGCATCGTGAGAGGCCCACCAGCCTTGATGGTGTACAGGTTGCTGGCGAACTGCTTGGCATTACTTGCGAGCGGGGAGACAAGAGGATTGAAATACATACCGCTCGACATGGAGCCAGACAGATCGATACGACTCTGAATATCAGCACGCTGCTTGGCAATATTGCTGATATCGTCAGAGACTTGCTGAAGCTGAGTCTGCTGAGCGAGTGCCTGCTCCGGCGTGGGATTCGCCGGAAAGTTCAGCGGCATACTGGACTGCTGTCGCTGAAGCTGATTCATCTGAGCACCAAGCTCAGCGTTCTGTGCGGTCAGCTTCTGAAGATTGCTCTGGTCGCCCATGGCAATAGCCAGGACAGAGTTGATCTGGTCGCGATCAGTGGCTTTGCCAAGTGCGGCAGCAAGAGCCGGTGAATCAGAGGAGTTCTTGGCCCAAGGCTGATTGGTTACCCAGTTCTCAAAGGTGCCGCCCTCCGAGGCGGTACCCAGCTTTCCCTGCTGCTTCTCGATCAGGTTGCCAAGCTGAGTGAATGCGGAAGAGTCAAGGTTCTTCTGGACATTGCTTACCGAGGCTGGAGTCTTTCCAAGAGCTCCACCAGTCAGAAGCTGCTTCGCCTTGTCGGCAAAGGTGGTCTGATAGTTGGTGACCATTGGACGAACATAGGCAACGTCACGCAGAAGACCAAGGCCCTCACCGGCCTTGGCTACCGGATCCGTGTACCAGGAGTACCCAGCATCGAGTCCACCTGAAATCCACTTCTGAATGCCACTGTCAAACTTGGCGGCAACAGCATCGGGATTATCCCACAGGTAGCCAGTCTGGTTCAGGTTCTCGATCTGACCAGTAGGCTGACCCGAAGGACTCTTGATGTTCACATCGACAGGCGCCTGAAGCGCCTTCTTCAGATCGTCATTCGACTTGAAGAAGTTCTCCATGCCGAACTCAAGAGCCTGGCCAGGAGAGACATGGGCGGCATCGGTGTAGGCTCGATCCCAGATATCGCCATTGAACAGGTTAGACCATGCCTGTCCGTTGTTGTTGGCGTCTGCTGCCCCGATCTGGGTGGCGATAAGAGCGGTGGCAAGAGGTCGAGCAACTACATCCGTGTACACCTGATGAAGCTTGGAGCCGACCCATTCGGTCGGCTTGGTGATGAAGTCGAACGCCGAACCCAGCTGCTTGGGATCAGTAGCCTTATACTGCTGCTGCGCCTGAAGGTACCGAGCATTGGCCTCAAGGGTCTGCTGATTCCATTCAAGAGATCCGACTGGAGCCGGAGCCATTCCAGGCGATGGGTTCGGAGTCGTCATCCCTCTTCCTTACTGCTGATACGGAGTCTTGCCAGATGTCATAGCCGCTCTGGCTATGACATTCTGCATGTCAGCCGAGCCTGGAACATTGGATATATCAAAGGCCATGCGCTGAAACTTCGGCATCACCACAGCAAGCGATGCCATCTGATCTAGGAACTGGCCAGGGTACGTGAAGTAGGGAACTGGATCGCTCACATCGCCCCCTTGATCTGGCGCACAAGGTTCTGCAATCCCCATGATGCACCACTCAGATTGGCCGCATACTCAAGGTAGGGAAGATATGCGGCCATGTTCTGCATATCCTGCTGGGCTTGAGGAATGCCAGCGGGGGCCGGTGTGGTGACTGGCTCATTGGGTCGCTGGGTTGGTGAATTGATGGGCGTGACGTTCTGCCCCATGCCACCAAGAAGAGACTGAAGGTTGATAGCCTGACCAGAACCCATGCTGGGAATGCCTGGACTGGCTGCCATGGGAGCTCCCGACTGGAGCTCCTGGTAGGACTGCTGCTCCCCATAGTCAGCGTTGGGGATCTGAACCTTGGGCTGGTCTGTGCGCTGAGAGAGTCTGCCGGGACCAGCGACCCGACCGACAGGTGTGGTCATAGCTTGTCCGTTATCTCTTTGAACTGTCGATCATACTCAACCGTCATGCTCTGCTGAAGAGCCATCATCGAGTATGTATTGAACATGCGGGCAAGGACGGCGGCCCCATGGGAGGCCGCCTGTAGAGCGGGAACCAGGATGGAGAATCGGTCATGTCGCGCCGGTCGTATCATGTATTCGACATCGAACTCTTCCTCATCCTGGTCCATTGCTCAGCCCTCGCTCTTGTGGTTCGGAATATCGGTAGGGCCAGCTTCAGTACCAACACCCTTGGTGGTATTGGTGGGGTCGAATTCACCACTCTCAAGAATTGTACTGTCCCACTTCTGAGTGATATTACTGGGGGTCTGATGACGAGTCTCGCCAGCAGCGTCGGACTCCAGAGGCTTCATCTCCCAAGCCTCCATGGCCTCACCCTTGGAGCTGAACCAGAAGCCGGACCGAGGGTGATTGGGAAAGACTCCGGCACCAAGGCCATCCTCCTCCGAAGTAGCACTGTCAGTCTGCATGTTGCCACCAGCGGTGACGTTGTTGTCAGCCATTCTTGGCCACCTTTCGAGTTGTGGCCTTGGCCACCGTGTACTTCGGTTCATGGCACCACTTGCAAACTTCGATGCCAGTCTCATCATCAGCCTGCCATTCGGCATGCTTGCCAATGAGTTCCGCGTAGTCGCAGATATGTTCAGCCATTAGACTGCAACAGTCCTCTTCATTCGGTTGGTCATGTCGGCTCCGCCACCACTCTTCAGGCTGGCGAGAAGCTGCATCATGTCAGGCTGCTGGCCAGGGGGCGCTGAGACCCCTGCTGGCCCCGTAGGCGGCCCGCCAGGACCAGGCTGGCCCGGAGTACCAGGAGCTCCCTGCTGAGGCGCCTGAAGGGCGTTCTGGACCTTTGGTGGGGTAAATGCTGAGAGCACCGCCTCATGTACTGGCTTGCCACCCTCGCGAAGGCTAATGACCTTCGCGAGCTTAGTGAGCAGATCGACAGGATCCTGGCCCTGCATGGTGAGCTGGCCAACCATCTGCATCATCTGCTGAACGCCAGCCTTCATGGCGTCTTCGAACTGTTCATTGTCGATCTGAGTTTGCATCTGCACCACGTCAATTTCCATGGGAAGCTGACGCTGGACGAAGTCACGTGATACAAGCTGATCGCCTCGCAGCTGGAGCAATGCCACGATCGCGCGAGCCGGATCTTGACCGGCGGCGAATCCATAAGTGACATCGACGGTATGGTTTCCCGCGATGTCCTTTGATGGGACATAGGTCTCCTCGAAGGGTGCGCCCTGAATGACACCACGAATGGTCTTCTTCTCGTTGGGCCAGAGCTTCTCATCCATGTCGAATGCGTACTGAAGAGCAACCCTCATCGCCTCAGCGATGATGGACTGAGCGGTGGTGACGACAGAGTCGAAGCCACCCTGAAGAGCCTGCACACCCTTGCCAGTGATGATGCTGGCATCAAGCTCACCAGTTCGCACGGCCGGGGAACGAGTGGCTACCCTCTCCTCCCGTTCCAGGATTTGCATTTCCTGGGCAGCGAACTGCGGCATGTCTACGCCGACATACTTGATCTTCTCGGGATTATCGGTGCGGATTACAGCATCCGCGCCAAAGGTCATCTTTTGAACGTCCCGAGGGACAGCAAGCGGTGCACGAACCGCCTTCTCCGTCGCCTCCAATCCAAGCATCGCCATGCGCGACTTGGCCAGGTAAACCCAAATGGCATCATCGAACGCACCTCGAATCTCCCTATCGTACGATGGACGACAGGCGATTGCGATAGTCATGCGACCCATAGGGTTGGGCATCTGATCCACAAGACGATTGCCAAGAGACGGCAGGTACATGTAGATCATGTCGTCGTCAATATACTTGACGACTTCGATCTCACGCTGGGCCCAAGCGTTAGGATCCTCACCGCCATAAGGATTGGAAGACTGTGAGGTCTTCATGATCTTCATGAGGTGAGGATACTTGGCAACAAGGTGGAGTGCCTCTTCGCGCCATACCTTGGTATAGGAGCGGAGCCGACCAAACAGGTCGAGCTCCGGATAAACTCCCATAGGATTCTCTACGCGAAGGATCGGGCACTTGTTGTCGAAGTCAGGCTCAACAGAGTAGATCGCCATGCCATACGTGTTGAAGTGATCGCAGAACTCAACCTGCTTGCCGCGAGTCAGGTTCGACTGAATCACATAGTGATTGGCAACCTTGGTCCGCTTGCTGGAGAACTTCCGACTACGGTCGGAAGTCTGCAAAGAGTTCGTACAGTTGATGGCAGGCATCTGGCCCATAACCTCAGCGAGGTCGCGAGCGCTGGTATCGATTGAATTGGCAGTGATGGGTCGGGGCCATGGGTCAGGCATGGCCCCCGGGATGACAGTATCGATGTCACCAGAACGGACGTCATGAACGTCCTTCATTCGCTGGTCTCGGTCACGCGCTGCCTGACGCAGCGCTTCAACCTTCCTGGTGACCTGATCATACGTGAGCATGAATCACCTTACGTCACATTGTCAGTACGGAAGGAAGCGGCCCAAGTGTCAGGGCCGACAATGCCATCCTGAGCCAGGCCCTTCTCCTTCTGGAACGCGAGACAAACGGCAGCGGACTTGGGGCCATACTGGCCATCCACAGCGATAGTCCAACCACGATCAGACATGCGCTGCTGCCACTGACGCGCAGCATTATCGGCAGTGAAGTTCTTCAGATAGATGCCAGGCCAAGTAGGAGCACCGCTTGCGGGCGGTGCTGGGGTCGGGGAAGGAGTGGCAGGCTGACTGACACCGGAGGCGCGAGCGATGATCTCATTGAACTGAGCACGGATCGGATCACCAGGGCAGTCGAAGTGGCCACCCCAGGCCTGACCACCCATACCGTGCCATCCAAGGCCACGCTCTCCGGGAGCGTTGGCCAGCTGATACGGAACACCGTAAGTGTCGTGAGCCCAGCGAAGAATCTCGGCACAACGGGAAATCTGTCCATCGGTCAGGGCGTCAGGCGGAGTTCCCTCATTCTCAATGGAGATGTAGTTCCCGTTGCCCGCCATCTCGGCCCAGGCCTTATCCTTGGTGTCAACCCACTGCTCGGCATGGCCATCACGGCCAGTGCCGAAGTGACTGGAAGCCTGAGCCTGAGAATTATTAAACCAAGCCTTGGTGCCATCGAAGCTGCCATCCATGATGTGAATCACCACACCATAGACTTCACCCATGCCATCAACGGTCTTGTTGACGACTGGATCATAGGTCCAGTTAGGAATCAGAGCCATTCAGTTTCTCCTGTATAGACTTGAGGATCTCGAACGACTCTTCGTCCAATTTGAGATCTTGATTGATAGTGTTACGGTCTCTGGCCGCAGCAGCGTTACTGCTCATCATGATGGCTGGTGCGGTGAATGCTGCCTCTGCACTCATGAACAGATTGAGCAGAATGAAGGGATAGGAATCCCAACGCAGGCCTTGAGGGGCCTGCGTGTTCCACAGGATCCAGAAGGCAAAGAGCGTAGCCTGGATGTTGATGAACTTCCAGGAACCCATGGCTGTGCTGACCTTGTCGGCCAGAGTCACATTGAGATTAGCCATACGCAGGCACTCACAATCGCCAGGATCCCGACAGACTCAATCGCAGAGCGAACGAACTTCTTTTCCTGGGCACGAGCTGTCGCAATCGCAAGAGCACTCAACAGGAATACGGAGGCCGTAACTGTAGCAGCAGTAGCACGACTCATCAGAAGGAATGGGAGAACAGGAAGGACAGTCCCCATAAGGGTTGACAGGCCAATAGTCAACGGCCCTCTTAGGCCGCTCTTCGTCTCGCTCAACCATTCCGCAGCTCCCATGCCAAGCGCTTCAGCTACCCCAACACAGAGTGCGCTCTTGAAGATCAGTCCAGGGTGATGAGAGTAGAGACCGATGATCACGCCCAGAACAACAGTCAAGCCATCAAACAGACCGAAGATGGCATTCTTGACACTCACCCGCTCCACCACTCACCCACTCCCATAGTCATGGCGTTCTGGCTCATGTAGTCTAGATCAACTACCATCTGCTTCCTGGCGTCCCTCTCGGACAGCCAGGGGTTGTGCAAGTGAAACTCTTGCTCGCTTACCTCATCGACAAGCTCACGTGCCCTGATCTCAGCGAACCAGAGGGCCATGACACAGTCAGTCTTGCGCCGGGTCTTCTGTCCCGGCGGGGTGGGTTCCCAAGTGACAAGCTGCTCGATCAAGGCACGCATGCCTTCAGCAGTCTTATTGGGAAGCCTGATGAGATTGGACTTGGTCTGCCATCCATCAAACAGCATGGACATGGATGCGACACCGAAGTCGGCATCCCACTTGTTCGAGCCAGTGAAGTGTTCCCTCAGAAGACATCCACGAGATGCCAGGAAACTACGGATGTCACGGTTCTGGGTAACCATGAGGTTCATGGCGTTCTTCTCGATACGCCACTCATTGATCCGATACTTCACGGTCCACTCTTTGATCTTGTCAAAGATCTCATCAGGCTTGGTGGGTCGGGTCCAGACATCCATGACCCACCGGATACCAGTCATTCGATCAACAGCCATGACCACAGCAGCAGAATTGCCAGTAACGGCAGGATCAAACCCTGCTACCACATAGCAGCCTTCAATGCCGTTAGGCCTGCCACCTACTGTTCCTCCGCCCATGGGGCCCGGCTGCCTGGCGTTATCCACACAGCCGAGCACCGCTTCCTGTGGGAAGATGGCATCATCAACAACCTGCTGCTGCATGTAGACAAGAGCCCAGTTTCTTGGACTCATAGCGGCCCTGCGCTTCTTTAGTGCGGGCCCATCCCACATGGCATACAGGCCATCCTTGGACTTCTCCACAAGAGCCCTACCCATCTTCGAGACGGGAGGGCGATTGGTCCAAGGCCAGAGGGTCACCCAGTTCTTGGAATCATCAGCGAACTCAAGGACAGCAGGCTGAGTAAGGTATGTCCAGGGGGACTCATCCTCGCCATAGTACTCAGGCTTCAAGATCTCCCCATAGAGATCCTGCGGTGCGAGCCTTGTGCCGATCAGCAGAATACGACCACCAGGATAGCTGACTCGGTTGTAGACCTCAGTCTGAAGCCAGTCGATCTGCTTGGTGAACTCGTGAGCATTCTTTCCCGTGACGCAGTCATCAAGGATGATCAGGTCAGCACGAGAACCGTAGATGTGACCACCAATGGATAGAGCCTGAACCGTTGGATCCTTCTCTCCAGAGTCACGCATCTCAGAGGAGATGTAGATACAGTCAGCCGTCCAAGCGGCTGACTCCTTCTTGAATCCACCATCAGGGGCAAAGTCCAACTGAAGCTTGCGGTAGTTCGGGTTTGGACTGGAGAGTCGATCCTTCACGCCTCGAAGGAACTTCTTCGCCATGTCCTGAGTCTGAGACACGATGAGAATACGGATGTTCGGATCCTCACAGATCCGATACGTCACATAGTTCATCGTGATCGTAGTGGACTTCGCGTGCTCAGGTGGAGTGTTGATCAGGAGGTACTCGGGTTCACCCTTGATGTAGATCTGATTCGGATGAATGTTGCGAGGCTCATTGCCCTCAAGGAGATCAACCCACTGCATGTGGTGATTGAACATCCTGGTGTTCAAATACTTCATGCAGAACTCTTCGAAGCTTGGCATGTCACCACGCGCTTCAGGTTCAATGCCCTGCTTCGCCATGTTGATCCGAGCATCATCTTCTCGGAACTTAGCGTCAGACCGTCGCCAGTAAGCGACGGCTGCCGAAGAGACGCCAATCTCCTTGAGGGCAACACCGGTCCTGACGCCAGCCTGACGAAGGGCAAGGTAATTGCGCTTCTTCTCAGGAGTCGTCAACTCCCGGTGGAAAGTGTTCATGGTTCCTATAGTATAATGCCATCCGGGCGGAGCCCGAACGATGGCGATTGGTCAATCCCCAAATGCTCCGGCCTTGAAAGCCGGAGCTTCGAACGGGGGAAGGATTCACAAAGGGACAACGACAACAGCCGACAAGCAACATAGCTAATTAGCTAATCAAGTTATTAGCTATACAAGAACCCCTTCAGGGGGTTCTTGTTGTTATATCTAGTAGTAACCATAATATGATATTGCCTTACTACCTTTAGATACTGTCCATTTAGGATCAGTAGCAGCAATGGCATCATATCATCCAACTACATTAAGACATAACTATAGTAATAAATGATATGGAAGGGTACCTCATGTATGAGGTTCTGTCAAACACATCTCTACTTCTGCCTCTGGTGACCTACACCGGTCCCTGCTGAGAGATGAGGATGACAAGGGGAACCCCCGAAGGGTTCCCCGAAAAAACTCCCCTCACTATATATACATGCGTCCAAGGTCGCTTTCGGACGCCAGTGTGATGCAGATCACATGAACTACTTCGGAGAACCTATACACACTGGGTCAAACTGGACATTAGGAGCTATCCATGTATGCAAGAAATTGATGGGGACTCACTCACTCACACCGCGCCCAGATTTAAAACCCCCGGGTCGTGTACTGACTCTTCGCCCGACACTCCAATGTATTGACCGGTGCAATCTCATCTGTACTCGACATCACCCATTGTCACGCCTTGTCTACCATCTGTTTCTCAAGTGTGTGCTTGATAGTTGAACATTCAGCCATACACATAATGGACAGTTGCACATGCAAGCGTATACACCGCGAATGGTTGGCATCTGCAAGCGGATGGCTTCAACAGTTTGTTGAATGGAGTGCAATGTCACATTGTGGGGGCGATAGATACCCCGTATCTACGTAGCGAGTAACCATCAACCCACACGATTGGTCCTTACAGGTGATATTCCATCGTTATCATTCCGTGACTTGGCAGGTATTCTTTCGTTATCCGATATCTGCCACGATGGCTCCATCAACACGAACACGGAGGCGAAAATGGACACGCTCACTCAGGAGCAGACGGACAGGCTCACCCGGGCGATGAACGAGGACCTCAAGCGGCTGGCTGAGGACCAGCCCAGCGACTACGAGGATCTGATGGATTCTGCTGACGCCTGGTTGGCCGACATCGACGTGGATGTCATCGTGTACGCGGATGTCGATGTCATGGACCGACACATCAAGCGCCTGATCAACCGTGAGTACGAGGGTGGATGGAAGGCCTTCGTGCGGGACTTTCGCAACCCCTTGGAGTCTGACTGATGCTCATCATCCGCAACATCCTCTCGGGCGTGACGTTCATGCTCTACTGTCGGTGCTGTGGTGAGCTGTTCGGCCCCGACTGTGATGTCTACTGCAAGCTGGACGGCTGCGTTCACTGATTGATTGACAGGGCCTTCGGGGCCCTGTCTTTCTACTATCTAATACTTCGTACAAGAATGTCATTGCACCAGCGTTATCCGTCCGTGACCGTTTAGGTATCTTCCCCGTTACCTTCGCCCCGTAGTGTTCTCGGTGTCGGGAACGGCAGGCGCCACCAAGGGCCTGCAAGCCACCGTCAGGGGCCTCTTACGGGAGGCCCCGTCCAAGAGTTCATCTCTCTGGTGATCGCGTCCTAGAGGGGCAATTACGCCTCTCCTAGAGGTAAATCAGGGACTTGACAGGACAGACGGAAGCTTGAAAGTATCCCTACATCGCACCGCAGGCCACTGAATCGCCTGGATCCCCCGTGATCAAAGGTTCGGAACGCTGGCACGGCTACAACGTGCAAGGGGCATCGGCTGCCACCTCGAAAGGGTGCTGTAAAGGTGTGACCGCTTGAGGACTGAACATCAGTCCACCTTGTGAACTCAATAGTGTGCTTTCTCTCTCTTTCCCTTAGGCGGGAGATTTGGTGGGTTACACCGTCTCTTCTCCCGTCCCTTTGTGAGTGAGCTAGTCCAGTCATTCACATTGGGGGGCGCACAGCTCAAGGCTGTGCCCTGAAAATGGGAGAGAGACATGAAAATCAACCTCACCTACAACCTTGTCCTCAGGGCCGCTGAGGCTGCTGTTGAGTATCGTGGGGCTGGCTATGTCTACACCAACCCCATCGGCAACCGAGACAAGTGCTACTACGTGCATCCGTTCGAGGATGGCGTCAAGGTTCCCGGTTGCATTGTTGGCTGGATCCTTGATTCCCTCGGAATCGATATTTCCGGCCTTGATGCGGTTGGCACTGCCGACATCGTCCTGCCTCACTTGATGCAGTCTGGTGTCATTGGTGGATATGAGAAGGAAGCAGCCCACTTCCTTCATGCGCTCCAGCGTAAGCAGGACGGCGGGCTGAGTTGGGGTGAAGCGTTCCATGGCTCCAAGTTGGGCTGGTAACTTCGTACGCCAAGAGTAAGTGACCAAGGTTGACACTCGTCTTGAACGAGTGTCTTCCTGGCATCATTTGCCTACAAGGGAGAGAGAAAATGATAAACTACCGAGCCTTCAAGATGATTGAAGATCGATTCTCTGATCACATCAGGTCCTTCAATCATCACGATGTGACTGGTGAGGATTCTGACGCTCACTTCTGGGCTGTCAGGGATCGTCTCAAGCTTGCGGAGGTCGCCCTTGAACGATCTCCTTTGATCAAAACAAGTACCCTCGCCCGCTCTTTTGGTGACATTTACAGCGCCATCAAGAGGAATCTGTCGGATGCTGAGCGTGCTGAGTGGGATCGTTTGAACGATGTGATCGGTGATCTCACGGATAAGTATGGTATCTGAGTAGATTGAGTGGAGCACGTCTAGAGACGTGCCCTGCTTTGTCCGTTCAGGACTATAAGGGAGAGAGAAATGTACGACATGGCTGAACACCTGATGGCTGGTGATCTCATCATCATGCACTCAGGTGTGGGTCGTCACCGTGAGGGTGACGACTATCATTCTGATATGTATCTCATTGTCAATCCTCCGAGGGATCACAATCCCTCTCATGTGATCATTGACCTTGAGGACATGTGGACTCAGAAGACTGCTCAGCTCATCGTGTCGCGCCTTGAGATAGTGGAGATCGCCCGTGTTTGGTCGTAAGAAGTCTTCGGACCCCTCATCTCTTCCCCCGTCCTCGCCTGCTCGACAGAGCAAGGCATTGTGGCGACCGAGGGGAACCAGCTCGGTGTACGAATCGAGCTTCAATGGCTCGACTCGTGAGGAGGCTATTGGTCAGGTTGGTTCTGGCCTTGTGCTTCCTGGCGAGAATCCCCACGACATCATCGAGATCATCGAGGTGAGGGACGCATGAGTGAGAAGTATGGCAATCGCATGTTCACCGTGGAATACACGGTGGGAGGCTGGGAAAAGGGGTACAAGGAGGTCAAGAGGTCTCTCCTTCCCCTTTCCGCTGCCACCGAGGATGGGCGGGCCGTTGAGGCCAAGGCCAAGCTTGCCCGTTCTCACGCTGCCACTGTGATGATCTCGATGATTCGTGAGGTCATCACGTGATCGCCGTTTCTCAACTCATTGCCAGCAAGCAGGGCAATGAGTACAAGGTGAGGCTGGCTGGTACCGAAGTGTGCGCCGGATGGCTCTTTGAGGCCGACGGCAAGGGTGCTGGCTGGTTTTATCAGGTGGGTCCGAGGAACTACCGCTCCGGCTCACGTAAGGGCATTGTGGGGCGCTTCAAGCGCCTCAAGGATGCCAAGAGGGCATTGGCTGGTGTCTTGTGAAGATGGTCAAGTGGTTGGCCTCATTTCAGGATCCGGATGAGGCCGACCGATATCTGCGTGAAGCGGCATCCAAGCTCAAGAAGCTTGGGCTTACCGATCGTTTCGGTGTGCGTATTCGCACTGAGTACATTCACCACAATGTGGAATTGATTGAGTACGACGATCAGTGACCACTCTTTGTGCACATCTCTGAGATGTGCACATTGACGGCATCACTGCCGAAACCAAGGGAGAGAGAAATGGCAATCTTCTACAAGGCTGTCAGGGTTGACGGATTTGATTTCTACACTGGAGCCGTTGACTATGCGTCCTTGTGTGGAACTGGCGAATCGCTTCCCGTGAAGGAAGCGATTAACGATCCTCACTGCTGCTCCCGTGAGGTGTACCATGCTTCTGTTAGCGCTGCGGACACTCTGATTGGTGCTTCATGGCCTTGCCGCCTCTTCGAGGTCGAGGGCGACGCTGTTTGCAAGGAGGATAATAAGCGAGGCTTCTTTACTCTCAAGGTTATCCGAGAGCTTCCCGCATGGATGACTCTCGGGCCGAATGGAGAGGCGGTTTCTCGCTTCATTGATTCCATTCCTGCCGCAATCAACAGCGTAAGTGCAGAAGTTTTCAATGATTTCGATTATGAAGCCTGGGATGAAGCTTGGGACGCAGCCCTGGACGCGTCTTGGCATGCAGCTTGGGGTGCATCTAGAATTGCAGCCTGGCATGCAGCTAGGGAGGCAGCTAGGGAGGCAGTTTGTGATGAAGCCAAGAATGCAGCCAGGGGTGCAGCTAGCGCACTTGTCGTTTGCGATCTCATTTCGGACGAAGAATTCAACGTGCTCACTTCCCCATGGTTTCATGCACTTGGTCCGCTTCCCGAGTGAGTGAGGTTGGGCACAGCTTCGGCTGTGCCTTTCCTGATCCATTCGGGATCACAGGCAAGGGAGAGAGAAATGTCGTACACCATCGACCAGTTGACCACCATCGCTGACTTCGCGAAGGAGTACGAGGTGAGCGTTGGTACGGTCACCAACTGGATGGACAAGTCTGGCGACGACAAGCCGGAGACTGTTCACACCATCGGTCGCACTCGCCTCTTCCTCAAGGATGAGCTGGTGCGTTTGGCCGAGATGAACGCTTCCGGCGCTGTGATGCAGAAGGTTGGCTACGTCCACCCGGACAAGTACGCCGAGCTTGAGCGTCACTATTTCGAGTCCATCAACCAGCGGACCGAGCTTGAGCGTCAGGCTCAAGCCATCTCGGACGCCTACAATGAGCAGGTGAAGCTCAACGAAGAGCAGGCTGAGCAGATCTCTCAGCTCAAGGCTGAGCTCCAGAGGTCGCAGACCTACGTTGACAGCATCATCGAGGGCTGATCTGAACGCTTTGGTGGGACACAGCTTCTGGCTGTGTCTTGCCATGGTGAGAGATCGCCAGTCAAACAAGGGAGAGAGAAATGTCCAAGTTCATTGATCTACCCAAGGCTGTTTCCATGGTTCTCAAGGCTATCGCAGATAAGCCTGAGGGGTACAGGTACCGGGACAATCCGTACTTCATTGGCTCGTGTCTGAATGTTCACCGGGTCAGCCCTGGTGAATTCGTTCCTGGCTGCCTGGTCGGAACTGTCGTTGTCAATGCCGGAGTCGATCCAGCCATCATTGGCACGAACGGCTATGAATCTTCAAGTTCCAGCGCCCTGCTTGATGCATTCGACTTCGAGGTGACCTCAGCGGCATGGGAGTACTTCAATTTTGCCCAGGGTCGTCAGGATAGTGGCTCAACATGGTCCAGGGCTCACATGATCGCCCTTGAATACGTTCTTCGGGAGTGTGAGACTCTTCTCACTGATGGCGAGAAGGAATGGCTTGACGTTCGCAAGTAGCCAGTAGTTTGGTTGGACAGCATCCAGAGATGCTGTCTTTCCTGGTCTACTGGACCTATTCAAGGGAGAGAGAAAATGATTGACATCACGTTTGAGGATGTCGTTCGCGTGACTCGCGAACTCATCGCCGAGAAGGGTGAGGACTTCGTGTACGCAAGTCCTCACCCTCAGGTGGATGGACTTGCGTGCTTCTACGCTCACGAGATGAGTGATGGCAGCATTGTTCCCGGCTGTATCGTTGGCCACATTCTGCCAAAGCTCGGTGTTCCTTTGAGCAATGATTGGGATCAGATCGGCTCGACATCATCGCTCATTCGTGAACTTGAGGGCGATGGTGTCATTGGCACTACTGAATCCAAGGCTCGCGTATTCCTTGGCTTCATTCAGGAGAATCAGGATAACCGCGAAACCTGGGGCAAGTCCTTCGAACTTGCCTTGGAGGTTACCGAGAACTATGACAACTGATTCAGAGATCAAGGCAGTTGTTCACGTTCTCACCCTTGATCATGAGGGCAAGTCTGTTGAGGATGTTGCTGCGGAGTGCATCAAAGCACTCCGCACTCTTGAGGGCACCGCTGTTCGGCAATCCATGGGTCCACTTGTTATTGGTGAGGTCTTTCGTACTCCTGTCTTCAAGAATCCACTGATTGTTGCTTGGCAGAATTCGTCATACACATGGCTTGTCACCAAAGATGACACCTATGGGTGGATAACGAGTGACCCCTTCAAGAATTGGCACTACCGTGAGCCAGCGAGGATCACTGACGCGGTCAGGACAAAAGCCCTGACCAATGTCGATGGCCATCAGGCCGGAGACATGTTCATCGATACTCACGGTGATACGCATATTGTCGCCTGCACCTGCAAGGGTGGAGTGCTGTTCTTTAGTGAGCGATACTCTGCACCATTCGCAGAATCGAACGACAGCCTCAAACGATTCTACAAGAAGGTGGGATGATGAGACCATTATTCATAGCCTGTCTCATCGCTCTAACGGTTGGAGTGGGAGTCCTTGCGATTGTCACTCCTTCCCCCGTTCATGCTTGCTCTACTCATGGCAAGGTGATCAATCGATGGATGGTCTCCGGTATTCCACCGGAGCCATCCCAGTATGTCGTACAAATTTCGTACGGCAACTGTGTAGAGGTTAAGTATGTTCAGCAATGGCAGTACAATCAGGCATTCATTGGTGAAGACTTTCATGAGTGATTACCTGACTATTGCAGCAATCATTGCCGGATTGATGCTGGTTGCTATCGGCATCATGCTTGGCGTTGCCTATGTGCACGCCAAGGAAATCGAGAGGGAGAAATTCTGATGACACCTTACTTCTATACCACCGCAATCTCTTCGTTCTTCATTGGGATGAACATGGGGATTTCGGCTCTGAATAAGAAGAGTGCTCCTCTGACCATCATGTATGGCATTGGTGCTGGTGTCTGGTTCGTCTGGTCTGCCATCGGATTTCTCTACGCTAGTCACACCTGGCACTGACCTTTAGGGGTTGACATGCTCAACAGTAGATCCAATCGCGGCAAACATGGATGCGCTACATTCTGTCGCTGCTGCGACTGGGCTTCTTCTCAGCGCAAGCGTTCTCGTTACAAGAAATCAAGGAAGCTTGTTACTCGCATGATGCGTAGCATCGAAAAGCGAGAGTGGAAGAAGGATTCTTCTGAGGCATGAAATTGGGGCACAGTCTTGAACTGTGCCCCTCCTTCTTTCTTCAGACTCAAGAGCCATCCCAGGCATTGTCAGTCATGGCGCGAGCTGTCGCATTTGATACCACCTTGCGGCCCTTTGTGCGAGTGTCAAACTGCCCGTTGACGGCCTCGTAGGGGTCACTTGGACGGGCACCACCAAGGTGCCCTTGAATGGCCCGTAGCATGCGCTCTACGCGCTTCCTGATGGCCTCTGACGTACTGTCGTACGCATGGGCAAGGTCGTCCAGGGTGACGCCATCCCGGAAGTGTAGAGCAAGAATGCTCTGATGCTCCTGCGGAAGCTTCTTCACTGCCATGGACACATCAATAATACTTGCCAGCCTGTCTCCAGTCGCATTGGCTACTGGCTTGCTGGACTTCATATCGGTCGCAGAGCCACCGGAAGACTGCCACCCCTCGTAGTCATATACGTCAGGAAGCAAGTCTCGAATCTGCGCAAGGCTGTACCACGTGAGATCTTCTGGAGAGTAACCGGACACAGTGGCCCTTTCTTTGATAGCCCATGTCCGGGCTTCCTGTTGAAGGATGACGGTGAGGATTCGTTCCCCGTTCTCTCGGCTCATGTATTCAGCCAGTCGTTCCTCGTTGGCAACGACAAACAGCCACAGGTGTGCCTGCGCATCAGAGAGAGAAACCCAGTCCGTATATGCGCGGGCCACCTGCCAGGCTGAACGTTCGAGAATGGGTTTGATATCAGCTACCAGCACGACTCACCAGATCTCCCCATCAAAGTGGAACTTCCCATTCTGAGCAACAACTAGCTCAGGGTAGGTGGCTCCATTCTCATAGTGAACCAGGCCAAACGCCTGGTTCCATGTAGCGTAGTCATCAGTGAGATACGTCGCCTTACTCATGTTCATGGCGTGACCCACATTCATACTCCAGACAGTCTGTCGAGTATCTCCTGTGCCAATTCCCGAAGTGACCAAGAGCGGAGTGTGGGTGTGTCCGTAGATGATGGACTTTCCATGCTCCCGCGACCGATCAAGGCCCCATTTCCCAGGAACTTGGGAGTAGGATCGTTCGTGGCCATGCATAGAGAGCACTCCGGGCAGGATGTCATGGGGCTTTCGCAGATAGGACACGCGAAAGAGGTCAAGCGAGAGTAGTTCGACAAGATCGAGCGCTCGCAGGCTGGACAATGCAGGTGCGTTGGCATTGATATACTCCTGGGTGCGAGAATCGTGATTCGAGTCCTGGAGATACATCTCACAGGCCCAGCCGACCGTGTTTCGGAACTTGCGGATGATGTCAGCGGCCTCATCAAAGGCCGCTTGAAGGTCACCGGTGAACTCGCCTTTGCGACCCTTGACCCAACGACCGACCTCCGTAGAGTCGGTCAGATCGCCGATGAACAGAAGCTTGTCGGGCTGAATGTAGCCAGCCACCTCAATGAGCTTCTCCACGAACTCCCTGTCATGCAGGGGAACTTGAAGATCCGGTACCACCATCAGAGTTTCCATGACTCGATGATACACATAGGTAGATTGGAGTGCAAATGTAATGGCTAAACTCAAGTGGCAGCCGAAGCTCTGCAAGAGGTGCGATGATTACATCCTGACCAAGGAAGATTGCTACAAGCTCGGTAGCAACTTCTTCCACCTCACGTGCCCTTTCGGGGGCACGTTCGAAGATCTTCTACGAAAGATGGTCGGGGAGGGAATGTGACAGGCTGGAACCCTTTCCGCAAGCTCACCTCTGATGAACAGCGAGCCGTTGAGATCATGCTGCCTCTGGAGATCTGTGCTGTCTGTGGCAAGAACTTCACGAAGGGCGAGCGAGCCCTGCCTATGGCTCCGTGCGACCGCTTCTATGCGGCCGACGGGTTCACCAGGATGTATCCAAGGCACGACGGCAGCACCTCTGTCAACACTACGTTCCGTCACCTGGGATGCACGCCTTGAAAGAGAAGCGCGGATACCTTAGCGGCCAGTACACCAGCGGTCGCCAGACCTTCGAGCAGCTGGGCAAGCGGTTCGCGGAGATCGGAACCTATCCCGTTACAGTGAGTAGCGTACCCCCTTCGGGGGGTAAGCGTCTTGAGAGTGACTCCGAGTGTCCAAGGTGTCACCAGGCCATGAAGGCCGGTGACACGTACAGGCTAAGAAGGATTGGCCATCTCGGAGTGCTACGGGCCTGTCACGTACAGTGTCAGCGAGAGCGCTTGCGCGGAGCTTGACAACCCGTTATACTGGAACCGTCCCAAGGGGTTGAGGGAATGGCTAACTGGGAGCGCCCCCCTGAAGGGGCGCCTGTAGTGGTACGGAACACAGTGATCAAGGGGAGAGCTATGAGATCTGGGCTTTGGGCCCAGATCTCTGTTGATTGCCATAAGTTACTCACCAGTAGCAAAATATAATCTGAAGCGCATACTCTAGAAGGACCCCTTTCGGGGGGTCCTTCTCTTGTTCCCGAATCAGAGAAGTTGGGAAGTTGCAGGGGTCGTCGCTTCGCTCCTCCCCCACTTCTCCCCCGTTCAAAAAAGCGGAGCCCCAAAGCTCCGCGTCTCTTGACAGTTGAGAAAGGTTTGACATGGACATGCATTGGAGGGACAAGGCTGCCTGCCTGGGGGAAGACCCTGAACTCTTCTTCTATCCAGTTCCTCTAAGGATCGACAGGAAGCCCAGCAGGAAACAGGTGGAGATCTTTAAGACAGCCAATATCTTCTGCTCTGCCTGTACGGTTAAGCAGGAATGCCTTGCTGATGCGTCGGAGGATGACCGACGCAACATGGTGCGTGGTGGGATGATGCTGGAGTTCAGCCAGCGTAATCCCGATGAGGCCAGGAAGAATCTCCAGCGTCGCATCGATGCCTTCATTGAAGCTGGAGCCTGTCTCAATGGTCATGAGATCAGGTCACAAGAGGATCTTGATATCAATATCCAGAAGTCTGGTCACGTGTGGGCTGAGTGCACTGCGTGCCGTAAGGAGCGCAACAAGAAGTACAGTCAGGCTCGCCGCGACAAGGCCAGGGCTGCTAAGATGGAGGCATGAATGGACGAACGTCAGAGAGCGGTAATGCTCTCAGTCTTGACCACCTTTCCTACTCAACACTCAGCTCCTTCACCTCCTGCCCTCGCAAGGTCTACCTTGAAAAGATCAAGAAGGCTGAGCCGCTTCCTGCTTGGTTCTTTGTTGTTGGTAGTGCTGTGCATCGCTTCATCGAGTACAGCATCAGCCCTTACGCGACACGGACAGTCGACAGTTTCTTCCACGAAGAGGTCGTCAAGGCTCGGCTCATCGAGCCCGCCACATCACTCTGGCTCCATGGCGGGAGCAAGGAAGCACCAGTTGTCGAAGGGCTTGCACTTGAGCAAGCACGCGCCTGCTCTGAAGCGGCGCTAGAATTCCTTGAGGACATGGAGATCTGGGAAGTCGAGCCAGACATCACAGGCCATCTACCTGGATGCTCCATGCCGATCAAGGCATTTCCTGACATGATCGGTGAGCACAAGAAGCATGGTCCAGTGATCATCGACTGGAAGACTGGTAGCTCCAAGCCCAAGGACAATCTCCAGCTTGAGACATACAACTGCCTCATGAAGCATGGCGAGATGGTTCATACATCAAGTCCCACCATGTCATCCGTGGAGTTCAAGGGCCTCTTTGTCATGCTGAAGCCTGGCACTTCAAAGGCCAGGCCCGTCAAGCTGATTGAGACTCCTGAATCCATGGGGCAGAAGTTCGCTGAGATCGAACGTCGTATCAAGGCAAACGCTTGGCCTGCCATTCCTCAGTTCAACTGTCGCTTCTGTGTGATGAGGCCAAATTGCAAGCTTGGCGGAGGCGTCACCGAACGCTCCGCCTACTATGATCGAGTCGAACACGATGGAGGGATTCCTTTCTAATGCCTTTCTATGAGTATGATCAGAACAACAGTGGCGGAAGCTTTTTCTTCGACAGAAAGATTGGCGTCAGTGTTCTCGTAATCATTGAGGCATCTTCAGCCGAGATGGCCAACACTAAAGCGGAGGAGATTGGCCTTTACTTTGATGGGCATGGCGATTGCTCCTGCTGTGGTGATCGCTGGTATGAGCAGTGGGGAGACTCTGGATCCGATTCTCCCGAGCACTACGGCAAGCCTATCGTCAATAACACGATCACTGGATCTATCGACTGGTCTGCTCGGGAGAACAATAGTGACGGTGCAGCCTATGGGTACATTCACTACCTTGATGGACGAGTCGTCCCGCTGAAGTTCAGGAAGAGTTCTCGATGAACGACCGCTGCCCTACGTGTCACAAGAAGTTGAAGAACAAGGAGAAGCGGTTGCGTAACGACAACGGTGTCTCTGTTCTTTACTGCAAGGAGTGTCACGATCTCTTCTTCGGGAAGGACGAGAAGTGAGCTATCGTCACAATAGCCGCAAGAAGCTCAAGAAGATTGTTCTCAATGGTCAGATTGAGAATGATCTTTACGGGACAACCAGTCCAGAGTATATTGAGTCTCTCACCAAGGCTCAGCGTGATCGACTGATGCTCTGGTATCTGATTGGAGCGAACAAGTGAGCTACAAGGTAGAGCTGATCATCAACACTGGTTCGTTCCAGCATGTCGCCCTCACCATTGAGGGCGCCAACAAGAGTCAGTTCATGACCAACCTTGCTGACTTCAACGATGCCGACAAGGCCAAGCTTGGCGTGTTCATGGCGGAGCTGGAGAGTCATGTCAAGGTGGCACACCAGGAGGCGCTCTCAGGCGCCTCCGTAGAGCCCGCAGAGGCCCTTGTGAAGGGCATTCTGGGTGGTCGGGTGGTCGAGGTCCACGAGCCTGGCGAGAGCTTGGCAGATGCCCTCTCGGAGGCTGGTGTGACCGTGGATGACATGAAGGCTGCACAGTCCTGGAGCGCTCCTGTCGAGCGCTCTCCCAAGCCCTGGGAGAATCAGGACACCGCCCCCAGGGCGGTGGCATCCAACTCGCTCTTCGACTAGAATAAAAGTACGTTCCTAGCTAGGAGAATCATGGCAGTCAACAACAAGTACGCCGCTCTCGTTCCGAACAGT